TAAGGTCATCCATGTTAACCTCAATGAAGGTTCGGAGTGCCAGTTCTCGATGTTCTGGCTTCACTGTTTGCAGCAAATCGCGAGCAAGACCACCCACCATTTGGGGTCCAGTCTTGTACCATGTTGACCACGTCGGATCGTGAGATCCAGAAGCAACTGGTTGGTGGTCTCCGTCTACCACCTCTCGCCAGAGATTGTTGTACATTCTCTCTGTCCTCGGGCAGGCCAGTATTTCAAACCGGCCATGGCCTGAATCATCGCGGACGATCTCAAAAAGGGATGAGTTGATCGTTGCGAAGTCAGGTGAGACATAGTTCTTGCCAAGTGACTTCTTGAAGCCAACGAGACCGACAAATTCTGTCCAACACTCGCCAAAAGACCCTTCCGGTCCTATGGCTAGAACATCGTCACCGTTTACGATCACAGGAATTGATTCATATTCCTCCTGATGGTATAGGTTAAGTTCGTCCACAAAGTAAGATAAGTGGAGTGCGATGTTCACAATGTTGAGCACACAGAAGGATAGGTAACTACCCATCAGCTGGCCACGTTTTTGGTGAACTGACCAGTCGTATTTTCGACCCGACTGGCGGTCGTGGAAATCATATTCCAAGAGATGATCAGTCAGACACATTTCAAGTACCTGCCGGATGCTGTCGGCCTCGTCAAACTCAGAGAGATTATAGAGAATCTGTCGGATTGTATGTCGTGAGACATCGCTCCTCAGAGTATCTGTTGCTCCCTTGTAGTCACCAGATAGGACGGTGTACCCATCGGGCACACCACCTAAGCGGTTGAGTACATCTGACGAAACCCAGCCATCAAGGGCGGGAAAGAAATGTTTAAGACGACAGCTTTTCATGCGTTGTGTAAGGAGTACCTGCAATCTCCTTGCCTCAAGGTAAGGAATTGCTTGTCCCTTGGTAATCACTCGGACCTTCAAGGGTTCGAGGATTGGGACTGCCTTTGCCAACACATGGCCCCGCTGGATCACCTGATCGAGATGCCGTTTTAGGCTTTCCGACACCTGTCCTCTGTTGTCGCGAGCTAGGAACAGCTCATGGACTTCGAAGACCTTTTCAGGTGCGTGGAATTCCTGGACACCGAGTCTAGGATGAAACGTCATGAATTCGAGCTGACGGTTGTGGATCCAAATACCATTCTGGTTTTTCCAACCCCAATTGGGTGTTGCCAGATTGGCTTCTTGGATTTGAACTTCTGTATCTACTTCTTGCTGGAGTTGTATCTCCAGAGATGAACTTTCGTCATCCGAAGCGTCTGTACAGGAAGCGTCCGTGGAATCTATGTCTTGCTGAGTTTGTACACTCAGAGATGGCACAGCAAAGCCATCCGACATGTCAATTCCGACAAACGGAGATGTTGAACTGAGCGAGCCACTCATGGCCCCTCCGTCCTTCCTCGTAAACCCGTACGCCGCCGAGTCATTCGGAAGAACAGGGCGAGTCTTAATGACCTCAACCCATTTCTTCTTCTTTGACTTGGACTCGCGGGGACGGAGGATCTCTCCAACAACCGTATCAATCCATCCAAGGATTCTGTTGAACTTAACAGCTTCCTCAGGAGTGTGGACAGGATCGGGTTTCCCGATGTCCTCACCATGGTCTTTAAGAGCTTGTAAAACCTCGCTCTCTGAAACCATAATGGCACTCCTCTTCATCCTAAGGAAGGTCTCCGCCAGTAGTCTGGATTCACGTTCTTTTCCCCTTCCGGGTTTAAGAACACGTCCCCTGACAAACTGTCGGACCTTCCTACCGAGTAAGTACTGGTAGTTCCAACCTGGGACATCCGCTGGTACTTCACGAATGCCATCACAATCTTGCAACTCAGACAACGGCCAGGCCGTGAACTGTTTGAGAACCTTGTTGACTGAGCCGTATAAGGCCACAGCCACCATGGCTTCAAGCTCTAGAAATCCTATTTCATGATTAAAACCATGAAAGGAAAGGGATATCAAAAGCGATGTTGCGCAACGTGATAGTTGGGACAATCCATACTGGATTTGTTCCTCGGTGTTCCTGACCCTAGACTTTACGTCTACATCATGGGTCACAACACGGTGGTTCAGGACGCCTTCGACTGGTACATGTCGAAGCTCGTCAACTTTCCGCTGAAGTGCTGTAAACACAGCTGCTTCCATGCGTGCAAGTTGCCTCGATCTTTCGGCGATCGACGGGCTCTTCGCCTGTCGGCCCCTCCCATTTTGGGGGTCTTGATTCACTTCACAACTATTAGACATTT